TAGGGATTTGCTGGTTGCTAGGTACAAGGAATTTTTATAAGATAAAGAAGAAGTTTGTTAAGGATTCACAGATGTGGATAGATGATTTGATGGGAGACTTTGACTACTTAACAAACTACATTATGGAGGCTAACACGCTGAGTATGAGATGGTTAAAATGGTTGGGTGCTAGTTTTGAGGATTGCAATATCCCTGGTTATAAGTCATTTAAGATAGAGAGGAAGTAATATGTGTGATCCAGCAACAATAGGAGCGATAGTAGGAGTAGCATCAGCAGGTGCAGGGTATATAGGGCAAAGGCAACAAGCTAAAGCACAGGCAGCGTATCAAGCACAGTCCATAGCAGCAGCTCAAAAGAAAGAAGGTTTTCAAAGGACATCTCAGATATTAGAATCTCAACAGAAACGACTAGCTCTAGCTCAGGAGACTGGTAAAATAACTAAAGCAGCTCAAGAAAAACTTGCTAGTGCTACTGTATCAGCAGGTGAAGCAGGGGTGTCAGGTCTTTCAGTGCAAGCTTTAATGGATGACTATGTTAGACAACAAGCAGGGTTACAAGCAGCTGTTACTACTCAAGAGAAACTTTATGGTCTACAAACTGGCATGAGCCTACAACAAATTGGATTAGCTTCTCAGCAAGAGATACTAGGACTTAGTCAACCTATTAACAGACCTAGTTTATTATTATCAGGATTACAAGCTGTTAGTGGTGGACTTAGTGGATACGCAGCAGGTCAAGATATTAGTAGTAGGATGGCAGATGCGTCAACAACAGGGATAACCCAAACCACAGCAGGCACATATAGAGGAGGATCAGGAGGTACTATGGCTCCTGGTGGTTACTCTTTATTTGGAGGAAGATAATGGCAGAACGAGTACAAGTACAAGGGTTAGGTGAAGCACCTACAGTTCAACCTGTTGATCTTCCTGGGTTTCAATATGGAATAGGTCAGCGTAGAGCTGGTAGGAATAAGTTGATGGACCTTGCTGATGCTTTGTCACAGGTTAATCCTATCCTTTCTCAGTACTCTCAAATTAGACAATTCGAAAGAGAGGAAGCTATAGCAGCAGGAAAGCAGTTCTTAACGGAACAACCTGAACAAGCAGTAGCTACACTAGAAGCTGGGTTAGGTAAAACTAAAAGAGAACTTAGGAAGTTAGCAGATCAAGGAATTATAGATGAAAGATCGAATCCTGATTTTTTGTTAGGAATTAGAGCAGCCAAAGGGAAAAATTTAGCAAGGCAATTTAGGACTGAGTTACTAACTAATCCTGAAGCTTTAAACCAAGAAGACCCTAATGCTTATATCCAAGGAAGGGTGTCTGAATTTTTTAATAGACCTGAGATAGCTGACAGTGAGTATACTAAGACACAAGTACAACCTCTTTTAGAATCTATCACTAATGAATATGTAGGACAAGCAACGCGTATTCAACAGGACATAGAGATTGCTAGAGGTAAAACTGATTGGATTGAATCTACGCAAGACGCTGTTGAAGATTGGAAAGATAATAAAGTTGATTTATTTAGTCCTACTTTTTCTGCCTGGTTAAATGACGGAGCTGGTAATTTTAAAGGTAGTAATAAATACGCTTTAGATAATTTGTTTAAACCTGCCATCATGGATTTAGTAGAGTCAGGAGATATTTCAACCGCTATACAAAAAACAGGCGAACTTAAAGCTTGGATTGTTAACAAAGATACAGGAGCTAAATTTATAAACGCAGAACTTCAAAATGATTTAGATAACTTTGAAGTTACAATTCTTAATCAATCTACTTACTTTCAAAAGAAAGCCACGGAAGCGTATAACACGCAAAAGGATAATATAACAAAACCTTTTATAGCTGAGTTTCAAAGAAACTTAAACGATGGTGTTACTATTACTGATTCGTTACTTAAAGATTGGTCTAATAGATTAAGAGAGGAAGGTCTAAGAGGAAGCGTTAACTCTTTTGATATTGAAGAAACTATTCAATCTATGCGTGAGTTATCTAATAAAACTTATAACAGTGCGAATAATGATGTTGAAACAGACACAGAAATGTGGAGTATGTTACAAGCAGATTTAGATTTAGGATTAGATATTCAAGCGGACTTAAATGATGCTTCTGAACAAGGTTTAATAGATCAAGAAGATTTTAAAACATTACAAAAATTAAACGGAGATAGCGATAGGTTTCAAAAAGAGATAATGGGACTAGCTTCTGTTAAGCAGTACACACAACTATTTGAGAATCAATATAAAGACACTACTTTAAAAAGTGAAATCACAGGACTAGTAGCTGCTTCCACAAACGCTATTAAGGACATAACAGAATATGACGCTCACCCTAACGCTTTACAAAGTTTAAAGATTAAAGGAATTAGAGGATGGAGAAGTGAGTTGAAAAGATATAGGGACGGTATTGTACAGTCAAATCCTGACATAACTCCGCAGCAACTTGATGAAAGAATAAACAGCGAGATCGAAACTTTATATACTGTGTATAACGAAAAATATACAGAGATTATGAAAGCTGAGCTAAGGACAGGAATGTATATACTAGATAGTAAAAGTGAAGACATTACTTTAAGCAGTATTGAAAACACTATTAAAGCTATTGAGGATGAAGACCCTACCCTACTAGATAAAAAAGTAATAGCTTTGTTTGAAAAATTAGATATTCCCGAAGGCAATTTAGATGCACAACTTAGGTTTCTAAAAACATACAGAGATAAAATAAAGTAATGGCTAAATCAATTAAAGAACTATTAGAAGATCAACGAGCTTTTGAACAACAAAAAGAAGCACCATCTTTAGCTGATTCAGCTTCTACTAGAGCACCTAGTGAACTCTCTACAGCAGGTCCTTTAATAGAGCAAGATGATGATGATAAACTTGAACGATTGTTTAAATCTGTAGGAATAGAAGTAGGGGGAGGAATTACTTTAGGAGGAGCTACTGCACCTTTACTTGGTGGTGGTCCTGTGGGTATAGGAAGCTATATAGCTTTTAACGCTTTAGGTAATTTAGGTTTTAACGCGTGGGCACAAGATGTTCGTGATCCAGAAGCAGAATACTCTAAGGAAGAAGGTATAGCTACTACTTTAGTGGGTACTTTAGGACCATTTGCTACTATAAAAAAGGGAGCACAACTAGGCAAAATAGGCAAGAGGGTTTTAGGGACAGCGGAAGGGGCTGCGTTAGGTGCTTCAGAAGAAGCTATAAGGCAAGGGCTGGAACTTCAAAGCGGAAAAATAAAGTTTGAAGAGTTAAGCCCAACTCAAATAGGTTGGGCTGGCGGTTTCGGGGCAGGTTTTGGAACAGTTGCAACCGCTTACAGTGATGTTAATTTTAATAAGCTTGGAGCATCTAACAAGACACTAAATGAAATAAAGAGGGGGGCAGAGTTAAACGCCGTTAATAGACTTAACACCATTGATAGAACTTTAAAAGACCCTCAAGTAACAGGAGAGTTAAGAACTTTATTGTTAAAAGAAAAAGACGAATTAAAAACATCCATTGAATCAATTAAATTAGATGACCGTGAGTACTTGCAGGGTTTAAGAGAAAAAGCTTTAGAGGAACAAAAAGAAATAGAGCAAGCTATTGCCGAGCGTTTAAGAACTTCAGAAGGAACACAGACAGGTGAAGGTACTGTACTTAGACCTAAAGAAGAAACAGGTGAACCTGCTGAAGCACCTCAAGCTGTAGTAGAAGAAGACAATCCTGTTAAACAAAGTCCCCAACAAAAGAAAATATCCGACCCTAATTCTAAAGCTTATGTAAGGTACGAACCAAGAGAAGACGGAGTTGCGATAACTTTTATAGAAGGTGACGAAACAGTTAAAAGGTCTGCTCAAAAAACCTTAAAGTACTTATTAGCTGCACACCCAAGCGTATACACTGACACCACTTCTAAAGGTGGAATGAGCGTTCCTTTTCTTCAAATGCTTCAAAAAATGGAAGCTCGTGGACAAATTAAATTACAAAAAATGGATGGGGAAAACGGAGTCCCTTTAATGACTTCAAGAATAAACAAGGCATTTTCAATAACAAAAGAGAACGGTAAATATCTTCAACCAAAGGACTTAAAACTTAGAGACGGCACTAAAATGCAGACACAGTTTGCATATAAAATCACAGAAGTTAGCAAGAAACTTGAAGCTAAACCTTCTGAAGCACCTACCACTCAAAAGGCTGTGCCGTTATCTACTCAGCAACCTACGAAGCTGACAACAGAGCAAAAGATGGAAGCCATTGAAAGGATGGGAATGAGCGATGATGACCTGTCTATGTTCTTAGAAGGAAAGAGTGAACTCATACCGATTAATCTAGCGGCTTTTACTGGCGAAGATGGGATACAAAAATCAATGGCTGCTGTCTTAGAACAACTGTCAGATAAAATTAAAAGCGGTAGAATAAAGACAGATAAAGAATCTTTAATAAAACAAGCTGCTGCGTTACGTAAAAAATTAGACCCTAGCTTAGATGAATCAGCATATGTAACACAAATAGCTGGAGAATCTGAAGACCTTATTTATAAAACAGTTTTAGCTGATAGCATGACTTTTTCAGCTTTCTCTAATTGGAATAAAAAGTTTGACGCTAATGTAGATTTAAATGATCCAAAAGTAGTTAATGATTTATTAGGTGATTTAGATAGATTACAAGTGTTTGCTGAGTCTTCTTCTACTATAGGCAGCTCAGCTGGTAAGTTGTTGCAAAGCAGAAAATTATTCAAAGAAGACATTGCAGCAAACATAAACACCCTTGAAAGAAAAGCAGATAAATTAGAAAAAGGTTTAGCAGAAGACTTAATAAAATATTCCAAAGATTTAAAACCTGGGCAACTGAAAGAGCAATTAGAAAAGCTGGGAGGATTAAAAGCTATGAAAGGGTTTTTATCTGAGTTAAGGCTTATAAAAGACCCTGCTAAATTAGGTAGGTTACTTGAAATAAGTAAAAGATCAACAGGAGAAAAGTTTGGTAGAGCAGCTAAAGAGTTAGTTTATGATAGTGTTTTAAGTGCTCCTCCTACTCAAGCAGCTGCTGCGAGTGGTAATGCTATGATGTCTTTGTATTCTTTATTTAATCAAGGAGTAGGTGGACTAGCTACAGGAGACTTAAAACAAACTAGAATGGCTTTAAGGACAAGTAAATATTTATTACACGGTATTCAAGATGCATGGGACTCTGCTGTACTAGCATCTAAACACTCCCAAGGTTCTATATCCCTCAATACTCATTATGAAAAAATAGGGGAAAAGGCTTTTGCAATGGAAGCTACAGGTCTAAAAGGACCGATAGGGGAGACAGTAGAGAATGTAGGAGAGATGCTTAATTTTGGTCCTAAAGGTTTAGTTTTTCAAGATGAATTTTATAGACATTTGTTTGGAAAAGCACAAGCACGTGCAATGTTAGCTGAAGAGTATAAGCAACTAGTTAAAAAAGGGGAAGCTCCTGTAGAAGGTATCAACGACTTTATGAACGCTAAGATGTCTAGGTATTTTGTAGATGGAAAGAGATATAAGACCAAAAGAGATGTAGAATTAGAAGCTGTAACTAAAGCTAGAGAACAGGATTTAGAACCAAAAGAAGCTAAAGAGTTCATGGCTCAATATGTTAAGGATAATTGGAATAATAAATTATCAAGCGAGTTAGAGTATGTAAAAGATTTCGGAGATAAAATAACATTTCAAAGAGATTTAAGTTCTGAATATGGAGTTTTAGAGGCAGGTGCTACAAAATTAGGCGAACTAAGACAAAAAAGTTCAGTGCTTGAATTAATACAGCTTTTCTTAAAAACTCCTACAAATATGTTCATGGAGTTAGGAGGGACAACTTCTAGTTTAGCTCTCTTACCAGGTGTTAATAAAGTTACATTTAAAAGAACAATAGATGAACTACAAAGCGAAAACCCCTCAATAAGAGCACAAGCTAGAGGAAGGCAGATAGTAGGAGCAGGTCTTTGGGCATCAGCTTTATATCTAGCCGATCAACAACTATTCACAGGTCAAGGACCACAAGATTATAAAGAACTGCAAAATAAGAAGGATACAGGATGGCAACCTAATGCTTTAAATATTTCTGCTACTAAAAGATTTTGGGACACAGGTATAAGTAACGGTGACCAACTTGGGGATAAATACATGCCAATGGCTAGGTTAGGTGCTATAGCGGATGTGTATGGAGTTGCTGCTACCGCCCTTAGAGCACATGAAGATAACTCAATGCCTGATGATTGGTTAGGCCAACTAACAAGTACAGCACAACTAGCTTTATCAGCTTTAATAAGTGATAAGACTTATTTAAAAAACATCAGTGAATTTAACGATGGTATTTTTAAAGGTAAATGGGAAGAAGGAGGCAAGAGCGGTATTAATACTATTATGTCATCTATAAACAGATTGGCAGTTCCCTCCCTTGTTAGGGGATCAGCAGCTTTAAATGATCCTTACTTGAGGGAAATAAACGGTCCGATGGATCAATTAAAAATGGCTTTAGGCAGTACTCGTAGAGAACTATCTCCTAAGAGAGATGTTTTAGGTATACCTAAACCTTCCTCTCCTTATAATTCAATTGGTAACGCTATAAACTATTTAAGTCCTTTAAGAGTAAGTGAATTAAAAACTGAAAAAGCCACAAAAAAAGATGTAAAAGAAGGTAGGGCTTTAAAGGTAGGAGATAAAATGTTTACTAAACAAGATGAGGCAAAGCGTATTATAGCTGAACTAAATGGTCGTTTTAGTTTTAGTAGACCTACAGACGGTGTTCCTGGTTTAGATTTAAGAAAACTTAAAGTCAGTAAAGATTATGGGTTTGGTTTAGAGCAAAATTTATATGATAGATGGCAGCAAATTTATTCAGAACTAAAACCTGAAGATGCAATAATAAAATTATATAACCACCCGAAGATACAAAGACTAGGTAATGTGCCTAAAGGTTCTCCAATAAAAGACCTCAGAAAGCTTTCAATAGAATCAGAACTAGGTAAAATAAGAAAGACAGCTTTAGGAAAACTAATAAAAGAGACACCCTTATTGAAAGAACAATATAAGTTAATAAATAAAATTCAAAAAGAAACATCAATAGAAGGTAAGGATGCACCTAGAAAAGTTATGTCACCTGCTTTAGAGGTGCTCACTGACTAAGTGCTTGAACTTTTACAACAAACAAATTAATAATAGATTACCATGCCTAATACATACGTAGACTACACTGGGGATAATACTACTACCTCCTTTGCTTTTCCTTTTCCTTATCTCGATGACACACACGTTGTAGTACAACTTGATACAGTGGCTTTAGCTGGTGGTAAATTTGTAGATCAAACAGTTACTACTCACTACACAATCCAAACTTCTCCTTCTGCTGCTATAATATTTGTTACTGCTCCAGCAACTGGAGACAGGATAAGGATCAAAAGAGATAGTGCTTCTGATACTGCTCTTGTAGACTTTGAGAATGGAAGTGTACTTACTGAGGTAGAACTAGATCGTGCTTACCTTCACAACCTTTATCTTAGTGAAGAGATTGAAGAGGGTAGCGGTAAGAACACGATGACCAAAGATGCTGTTGATGGACACTACGATGCCGATTTAGCCAAGATTAAAAACCTAGCTGATCCTACAAACCCACAAGATGCAGTAACTAAGAACTACGCAGATACTACTTTTGTCGATGTAGCTGGTGACTCGATGACTGGTAACTTGGCTATGGGTGCTAATAAAGTTACTTCCTCTGCTGTTCCTGGTACTGGCAACGATCTTACTAATAAGACTTATGTAGACGGTCAAGACGCACTACAAGTTACTAAGGCAGGTGATTCAATGAGTGGTGCTTTAACACTTCCAGCCACTGATCCTACTAACGGAAATCACGCTGCTAGGAAAAGTTATGTAGACTCTCAAATAGCTGCTACTTTAGCAACAGGCACAGCAGGTGGTCCTATCGATACCGTTAACATCGCTGATGCTGCTATCACTACAGACAAGATCGATGATGACGCTATAACTGCTGACAAGCTTGCTAACACTGCTGTAACTCCAGGCTCTTACACTGCCACCGATCTTACAGTAGACGCACAAGGAAGGATTACAGCTGCTGCTAGTGGTAGTGCTTCTCCTACAGCTGCTCAAGTTAAGACTCTTTACGAGAGCAACGCTAATACTAATGAGTATGATGACGCTGAACAAACTAAGCTTGCAGGTATTGCAGCTGGTGCTCAAGTCAATCCTACTAACACAGACGGTCTTACACAAGGTTCTACTAATCTTTACAACCAAACTCATACAGGTGATGTTACAGGTTCTACTACACTTACGATAGCTGATAACGCTGTCACAGCTGCTAAGATAAGCGATACAGATTCAGTTTTTAGTGTTAACGATAGTACTAATGTGATTGGAGTTGGTGGCACTGTTTCTATTTCTAAAAATGCGAGCGGTGTAATTGATTCTATAACTATATCTAACACTACAGCAGCAGGTGCTAATCAAATAAAATTTAGTTCTCCCAGTAATAGTGTTGACTCAGCTTTTATTCAATTTCAACCAGCATCTAATCAAATGGGTTTTACTATTAGTGACGGTTCGAGTGGTTTTCAATCTCTGGCTTTTAATTCTTCTGGTAACCTTTCAGTTCCTGGCTCTGTTACTGCTAACGGTGTAGTTTTAACTTCAGATCAGACTCTTAAACAAGATATTAATACTTTAAACGAAGCTGAAGGAAGAGTTGCAGTAAGATTAAAAAGTTTAATTAGAAAGTTTAGGTTTATAAAAGAAGTACAAAACGATACCTCTAAAATTCATGTAGGTGTAAATGCACAAGAAGTACAAACAGCTTTTACTGATGAAGGTTTAGACAGTAACGATTATGCTGTAATTGAAACATCTGGTCCTAAGTTAGGAGTTAGATACAACGAGTTATTCGCTTTCATAATCTCAGCTCTTTAAACAATGACTGAATCAGTATCACATTTTCTCGACACTGCTCTAGCTGTTATCCTAGGTGCTATCGGATGGGTTATAAAGAAACTATCAGATCGCTTAGACACAGACGAGAAACGATTAACAAAGATTGAAGTAGAGTTAGCTACGCAACGAGAACGAGATACTGCTGTTGAGAACCGTATGAGTGGTCTTGAAACAACGGTTAAAGAGATTAACGGTAAACTAGATAGAATGATGGAGATATTAATTAAACGATGAAAAAAGGATTATACGCAAACATTAACAGAAGAAGAAAGCTAGGCATTAGTCGTAGCAAGAAGAAGTCTACTATATCACCTAAGTCATACGCAAATATGAAGCGTGGGTTTAAAAAGTGAGAAGTGTTAGATGCCTAGAAGACCTAAAGTTGATCCGTTATCTGCACAATCACGAACATTAGCAGTAACCTCATCAGGTGACTTACAAAATTTAAAAAGTGACTTTCAATCAGATAAATCAATTAAAGATATTAAGATAGCAGCTTTAGAAACAGATAAGACAAGCAAAGACACACGAATGAATAACGCTGAAACAAAACTTACAACCCTTGAAACTACTGCCGTAGGTATTGTAGATGGAGGTCGTGCAGGTCTTAACCATGTGGAAGCAAACCCTATAAATGGAGGTAGTGCATCATTATGAGTATTAGAAGAATATTTTTAAGGCGAGATACAGCAGCTAACTTTACTAGTGCTAACCCTGTACTTTCTGAAGGTGAACCTGCGTTCGATACGACAAATCAGATACTGAAGGTTGGTGACGGTGTGACTGCGTGGAACTCGCTTAGTCAGTTTCAAGGACCGCAAGGAGTGGCAGGTAATGACGGAAATGACGGAAGTGATGGACAAGACGGTGTACAAATTAGTAGCTACGCTAAAGCAAACCTTCCGTTGAATGCTAATGCTGGAACAAATGCTTTAGTAACAGATGGTACGATAGGTGGAACACCAACGATGTCTTACTTTTACAACGGAGTATGGTATCGGACATTTGATAACTCTGTAATAATTGATAAAACACTTGATCTATATATTTTTGCGGGACAGTCTAATATGGACGGACAAGCCTCAACAACTGGAGTATCAACCGTAGATAGAACAGATACACTATTTTACTTAGAAACAGCGAGTTCTTCATCTAGTGTAATGGATGAAACGTGGGGCGGTTTAACATTAGGTACAACCTCTAATCAAGCGGTAAATTTATTCGGTCCTGAAATTGGATTCCGTGACAGAGCTAAACAACTCCCAACACATTACCCTCAACCAATCGCAATATTAAAATTTGCAAGAGGAGCTACGGATTTAGCCAGAGATTGGAATACGACACACTCCAACAATTACATGTTTGATAAATTCAAAGAAGCCTTAGATGACGGTAGAAACAAACTTACGTCTACAGGACATTCATACAACATAAAGGGTTTAGTTTGGTTGCAAGGCGAAGGTGATACTCTTAACTCAACAGATGCTAATAATTATCAAACAAATTTAACAAACTTTATAAGTGCAATTAGAACTCATTTAGTCGAACCAAATCTACCAGTTGCTATATGTTCTATCGATAGGGCTTCGGAGGCAACGAATAGTTTAACAGTGAGGACAGCACAACAATCAGTTGCTAACAGTGATATTAATACATATTATGTCCCAACTGAAAATTATTCCCGTAAAGCGGATGGAGTTCACTTGGACACCCAAGGTATGTTGGATACGGGAGAAGCCGTAGTAAATGCTTTCGCTGGAATAAGTGGAGTATTCAATATCGCAAATTATTCACCATTAGCATGGTTTGATGCCTTAAATGGTACAGATATGACAGTTAATGCTGGTAAAGTATCACAATGGAATGATAAAGCCAATGGGAATCATATAACTCAATCTAATACAAATAATCAACCTACCTACTCTAATAATGAGGTTCAATTAAACGGTTCTCAGTATCTCTTCAATACCTCACCGATTATGTATGCTAATGGTTCTATGGAGGTTTTTATAGTTGCATCGGGGTCGGCTCAATCTGATACCCGTCTTATAGGCGAGGGAAGTTCTACTAATAATAACCCATTTTATGGAATACAGACAGGGAGAAACAGCGACACGGATAAACAAGCCATATTCATCCGTAATGATACTGGGGTGGCTGCAGTAAGTAGCACAGTTGATGCTGGGACTGGATTTGATGGAACATTTAAAATATTATATTGGACGGATACAGGGTCAGCAATCTTAACAAGAGTTAATGGTGGTACAGCTGGAGTAGTTTCATATACAAGGTCTGGAACTTTTACTGTAAATAGATTTTGTATAGGTGGAGTTTTACGGTCCACTTTCGCAGCAGGCTTCACTGGGAATATCAAAGAGATTATTATCACATCCGTAAATACAGACACTGATAGAGAAAAGATCGAAGGTTACCTAGCACATAAGTGGGGACTAACATCAGACCTACCTTCCATCCATCCGTATAAAACAACCGCACCATAACAATATGAAGACTTTTGAAGAACTAGGTAAATTACAAGGTTATGTAGCAGATACCTACAAATCAGCTATCGATCAGATGCACGAGACTGGTGAGTACAATCCATCACTACTGAACGGTGCTAGACAATTAC